ATTTTTTTTGGGGCGTAACCCAGAGAAAGCCTTCCCGGGTGAGTGCTTAGGCACGAGGGTACACCTAACGGTGTAAAAGGATCGCGCAGGTCCTGAATTTTAATTTCAAGATCAGAGGAGCTGACTGGCCCCTCATCACCGTTCTTTAGCAGAACACAAACGACTAAACTCTTAAAGGAGAGCTATCATGATTAAAACAAAAGAATCTAAGACATATGACTTCGTCAGCCGTAGTATTGGCGCAGTCCCCACTCATGAATTTGACTGGGATTTAGACATCTACCTTGATGTATCTGGACAGGAGCAGATAGACTCAAATCCTTATCACTTGCATCGTGAAGTTCTTTTTAGGGTCGCGGTGGCGGCGAGTGACGAGCTCGGATTTCTCATCGCTCAGTGCGGCATGAAAGGCGAGTGCAGAGCTCGATTGATTGCCATATCAGTTGAAGAGCTGGATGTGACCGATTATATATACACTAATTGGCAGGAAAATTATGATTTGGCCCCATCATTCAGATCGGACGTTCAAAAAGCAAGAGCTTTCAGAGTGGTGGTGACTATCTCCCAAACTGTTTGCAATGACGTTTTGAGTGAGCAGTTGGATAGAAATTTCAAAGCGAAATTTCTTGACCGACTGTCAGCCTCTTTAGCTATGTCTCGAGATATCACTTATCCATATTGCGAGACACGTCCCTTTAATCGCAGTCGTCATCTAATTCCTTCACTAAACGCAGGAACGTTGCTAGAACGCGCTAGGGATCCCAAAAAGTTTGGATTTCATGAATCGGGAAACCCATCTCTCTCGGGATTGACCCTTTTCGAAACGCCATGGCTCAAGACGAAGATTAAGGAAAGCTCGTTTTTGCGTCTGAAGGCGCAGTTTACGCTTCAGTCCTCTCCACAAGATGTGTGGGGAGTCGGGGCGAGCGAAGTGCTTCTCGAAACTTTGATTTCGTTCAGTTACCAACTGGGATTGTTAAAAGCAAGCGTAGGATGTCCCTCGAGTAGTCTTCGTGCCATAGAGTTTGCGAGAGCATCCACAGAAATCAGCAGACGTATTCCAGTTGACCGTGAGCATGGAACATATGCTCCTCAAGTTGATGTTTCGATATTACTTCCATTAGATATGGATCTATCGTTAAATCAAGCATGGAGGAATAAACTAAGGTTCTTCGTGGATAAGGACATCAGGAAAACCTTCGGGTTGACCTCTCGTGAGCTTGAGTTGCCTCACCCTCATATGCATGCTCTGGTGCACAATGTTTTCCTTAAGCAGTTTAACGACTAGGAGGTGCAGCAATGGCGGTTTCACGAGGTGAGGTAGACAAACTTGTCTTGACCGCACCATACTTCGGAAAGTCTCCGCGGGCCACAAGAGAGTTCATACTACCTGGAGTGCTAAACGATGCGAGATACGCCACCACTTTGGTGGCGATCTACGAGGCGTTACACAAGAGGTATCTCCTCAATGAGGGCACCGGATGGAATAAGATCCCTAGTGATTTTGATCGACTTCTCAATCTAACAGGGTATCCTATGAACCCGTTGGGCACTCCATTTCCCTTTGATAGATCGGCAAACCCAACCTCTGATCACTTTAAAAGAGCATTGCCAATAGTATGTGACCTGATGACTCAGAAGCCGAAGGATGGCTTATCACTACAGATATCGAGGTTATCCCACTCGGGACTTCCCTTCATGACAAAGAACATGGAGTTCAAAACTTCGTGCTTTCTGAACTGGAAGACTAACCATGAGTGGATCAAGCGGAATCTGAGGGATGGAAACTTCAAAGAGTTGGCGAACGGCGGGCCTAATAAAATCCCGATCTGGTTCGCATCCTCCATCGGACGGAGGGCCCAGCCCGATTCCTGTAAGACGGAGTTCGAGGGCGAGAGGTTAGTTAAAAGCGTGAGCAAGCCGCGTCGCGTACATGATTACTTAGGGAGGGAAGTGATTGCAGACAAGCGTCTTCCATTTACGAAACTCGTCCATGCAATGCGTGAGCGCACCGTTTGGGGTATATCCGGAACATGCAATTATGTGTTTCAGGCAGTAGCCCAAAAGGCCAGAGCAAGCTATTTCGAGAGATACGGAGCAACCTTCCACCACGTGGATGTTCCAAAATCATTTTCACAACTAGCTAGGGGATCCGTAAATCGATCATCCGATGTCTCTACTTTTGATCAAACGATGAGCAACTTCATGATACGCACTTACCATAAGTACCTTGTTAAGAATCAGGGGTTGGACCCAATCATCGAGAATGCGATGAATTTGGTAGTGACCCCTCCTTTCGTGAAAACAAGCGATGTTATCGGGGTCAAGCACAGCTCGTGGGAAGGGAATCCTTTTGATCCTGCTCAGGGCGCTTCGCAGCGTGACTGTGGTTTACCATCAGGTATATTTTCGGTATCTGACGTAGGAAAGGCAGTGATGACGAGCTACTTTCTGGGAGTAGCGTTCGCGGCGGGGCTGATTAGCGAGCTGGATCACGAGACTATCGATTCCTTTTTGGTAAGGGGTGGAAACGATAGGATTCTGAGATATATGAACATGGGGGACGATTCCTTCTTCTCCTTCAAGGATGAAAGCACCGCGAAGGCATTCGAGGAGGCGATGCTCTCGGATAAGACGTTCGATGTAAAGTGGGATGCTACACCATCTTTTCTGTCCTACGAGCTCATAGACCGAGACTCCACCTTTGATGGAATGCCGGGTCTAACTAATGGTGTTGTCAACCCATTGGTCCCGGAAGTAGGAATATCGAACCCAAAGCGTTCCAAAACGTGGGCTTTTGGTCTCATGGATCGTCTTAACCACTATGAGAAAAACCCACAGTTTAGGGTCGTGTACGATGAGGCGCTGTTCATCCTTGGGAAGGAGTATGGCGTTGACTTTCCTGCGATTATAGCAAAACACGCCGTTGAGCAACAGATAGAGATTGAGAAGACTCATTCTCTCTCAAATGTATACGACCAGCTTGTGCTTGCCAATCCTGACTACCTACACTACAGGATAAGGCCTGAGGACGTAAGTTATGATGTGTTGGAGTCGCTATTCATAAACATTCCACCGGAGGAGGTAGAAGCAACGTTGAAGCTGTACAAGTGAATTTGCTTGTAATTATGGGCAGTGTGAACCCACAAACACACAAATTAACCAAATAACGTAAAGGAAGCAAGATGAATAAATCAAAAGCTGCACCACGATCAAAAAGTGGAAAGAAGGAAGATCAGGTACCAGGGAAGAAACCTGGGGTGCCTGAAATTGAGGGTAAAGTAGAGTCCGGAGATGACTATTTGGAGCAACCATTCACGAGCTGGTTCGTCCGTGGCAGCGTGCGGGCTCATCCAAGATTCAAGGATAAGTTGAGTTCGGATGTATCGTCCGACACTGATCCATGTTTCGGGGGCGCGTACTCTCTTATGGATATGATAGACAAGGTATCTTCCATCGAATCTAGCCTCGTTCAGCATCTAGTTCCCGGGTTCACTGGGATAGTCGCTGAAGGTGGAGCCGGCAAGACCACTGTTGCAAAAGCAATCTTCGATGCACTTTCATCTGACCATGAGGGCTCTCCCGAGGTTGACGTGACCTATCTGTCTATGGGGGAGCCTGAATCTTCGGTCTCCTACTCGATGGAAGCGTTGCTCGAACTCATTAATCAGAAAGCGACATCTACGCCGTCTGATTTAAGAGTAATTGTTGTAGACTCGCTTAAAAACTTTTGGTCCGATCCTGTCCTCAACGTGACCGGAGCTACTGCGAGCGGAGCAGTGAACACCGCCTCATACCAGGCGTTGAGCGAGCTTACCACGTTATGCCTCGACGCGAACGTTATGGTTATAGCAGTACTCAATCCACTATTTGTAAGGTTAGAAGACGTCGTAAAGGCGATAACTTCATCGCTTTCCGCAGTCTGGAGAATTACAGGTAGCGCCGGAGCCAACGATCTCACCATAGCTGGACTATCCCGAGTCCCTATATATGACAAAGGAAAGTGGACCCAAGTGGATGAGGTGCTCTCTCCATCCCTTCTCGTCACGAAGAGGGTCGCTTTCTCTCTCTCACTTGCACATTCAACGAGATCCGTTGACGAAGAACTATACTGGGAAAGGGAAGTATTGAACTGGTTCCCAGGATCACGAGGCGACAAGCCATTTGGAGGTTAACATGTCACAGAAATTGAAGTTTAAACAAAAAGAAGAGACGACCAAAGGTATAAAGACGTTCAAGCTTGGACAAAAGAGTCAGTCTGAGCCCGAATCCAAGATGCCTAAGGGACCCTCTGATAGTTCCACCTCAGACGGAGATAAAGGGGAAGCGCTCCAGCCAGGCACCGGGACGGCTTTGGCGAGGCTGGCTGCTCTAGCTAGAGCTGAAGATGATGCAGGTGAAAGGGACGAGATCGACAAAACACCCAATCCGGATCCGTCTCCTCAATCAATGATTGATGACCCCGATTACATATCCACCTTTAACATTTTGAAGGGGCTCAAGGGTCGCTCGGCTAAAGGCGATTTTTCAGGTTTAGAAATTCAATCGTCGGGAGTGGATCTCACAAGCGCAAGCGACAGGATCTTCGACACAGCGTGGAGCCAAGCTAAGAAGGCTATAAAGGGTGAATCCAAATCCGTCCGCGTGAAAAAGATACTCGCAATATTAGACGAGGGAGATCCTACCAAGAATGTGGTCCCATCAGTCGCAATCATGCCAGATGAGCCCGCTTGCAACTTCGTCTATCAAAACGCAGCCACGCCGCTCGTTGATGCGTTCACGAGCAAACTCTCAACTTCAACTGAACCAACTAACAATAAACAAAAAGGGAACTAACTATGCAAAAACTTTTCATCAAATACGGAAAAACCTTCTTTTCATCCGTTATAAGATACCGCGACCTGATTAAGGTTAAAACCCGAGTAATGGCATCGGATGATATAAACACGCGTGTGTTGTTTGAATGCCTAGCTAACTCAGGGGCGGTTCACCGAAATCAACCCATAACCCCCGCTCAGTTAGGTCAAGCGCTGGCTAGTGTCTTCGGAAGTTCTCATATCCGGTTGTTTGGTAAACACGAGCAGGGTGTGAATTTTCAAGACGTTATGGATGCGATCGGAGAGGCGGCCCCCGCTACCTCTCCACAAACTCTCACAGCTTTCGGTCTGTTATTTTCGAAGTGGATCAAAGACGTCGGCTTAGTTCAAAGCCTAGGGTCAAACTCGTATAAGTTTGCATACTTATCCGATCCTTCGTCATTGTTCCCAACGCTCGATCAGCTCCAGGAAATAACTATCTTCGAGACCGGCTTAGCTCTGTTCAAGAAACACTACGAGACATCGGTAAAGAATACGAACGTAGCTAACCTATCGGGTGTATCCGTCGGCGCGCTTGTTCGTGAATTCTTCTATATGTGGGAATCATTCAGGGCTGCTTTCGTTCACGATTCAAACATTATAGTCCGGAATTTCGATGCTCTCAAACAGTTCCTTAGTGCAATAGCTTCGGATGATGACTATGTGGCGTTGCACATCTCGGAGGAGATGATTGCTCAGATGTTGTCCATCGGTAATATAGCAAACTACTTTTTGACTAGAGTCAACTCAACAAGAAGTGTCTGTTCACAAATGCAGGAGGTGTTGGCAGCCAACGCGTACAGAGACCTTATCAGTGCTTTGAATCAAGAGGGTTCACTCATCCAGTCGGAGAGCACCAAAACCTTCCTGTTAAGCATCACTGAGATGAAAACAGTAACAAGTCGATCCCCAAATGGAGAGATATTAAGGAGAGTGCGTCGTCTGAGGTTCACACAGCCTCAGAGGGTGGACCTTATGATAGGGTCAACTTTCGCGGCAAGCTTGAATCCCAATTCACCTATGTTTGTTCCTTCGAAGACAACCGAATCTCTACTAACCGAATTCCTGAACAACAGATTTGATCGGATGGACTGTGAAGACTTGTTGGATATGGTGAGAGAATCCTACTCTACTATGGCCGTGGGTACTATAGATAGACTTGGCGAGGTGGTCTCACCTGCTGATGCATCTTTTGTCCGCTTTGGACTCGCAGCAACACATGCTCGAGAGATTGTGATAGAACCAGGGAAGATTGTATTCCACGTAGATCCGATAGATGATCAAATCGCCTCCCCCGATGAGGTGTTGGGGAGTATGGATTTGAGATTGATGCATACGAGACCTGATCTGGCGATGTTTGCGAGCGTTCCGGATCACACCGGGACCCAATCAATCATATTGGACCAGAGCCCGGCTCAGTACGTCGATGACCGAACATTGTTCATCAACCTCGGTGGTCGATTCGTCGAATTTCCAACGATAGGCATGTCAGTGAGGCGCTTAAATGGTACGATTGGTCATCCAGTATTAAGGATTGAATCTCTTCTCGGGACGGCTCAGGAGGATGGTTTGGCGATGTTCCGAAACACGACTTTCGATCTACGACTCCGTCAGAGACAACGTGACTGGAACGATCTACTCTCCTCCTACGCTAGTGAGCTAGATATCTTACTCGTTTTAAGAGGCAGAGTCTCCAACTATGTCAACGACTGCATCTCAAGATGGAAGGACAGGGTCTTGACTGACCAGCTCGTTGACTCCCAGCTATTCATGGGCGAGCTTCGACTCACGGCTGAAGCGCGTCTGTCGATAGCTGCTACGTGTGTCAGATATGACCTAGGGCTCTTGGGAGCTTTATCACCTGATCTCCTCGCCATCTACCAAGCAGTAATCGAGATAGTCCTGGCGAACTATCCATTTCATACACTCGTATCGGGTGTAAATTAGAGGTTGTTATGAATACTTTTATCTACGATAAACCATTTGACGCATCTCGCCGTTTAAGGCTCGATCCAGTCATCACTGATAAGGCCAAGACTCATCTCGTTAATAAGATTAGACCAAGCCAGTACGATCCAGTCGTTCTCGTCGTAACTAGGCAGGACGGGCGCTTCACGGTGAGGGAATCTCTAAATCCCTTGAGCGAATTTCTTGAAGAGTCTGAAATTGACATGATCGCATCTGCCATTGACGGATCCCTCCTGTTCAGATCTATTTGGGACCCTTGGAGGGACACGACCGGAGAGTTGGCTACCATCACTCAACATCTAATGGCCATGAGGACTCGCTGTGGCTTCATTGTCAGGAAACTGAGAAATGAACTTGGGTCCGGTATTAGCGAGCTCGATCTGATGGATTCCATTTACGGATCAGGGAGTTCGAACGATGACATTGCGCTCTTAATTCTGGGAATACAATTGAACAAGATGATTCTTACACCAGGTAGTGTAAGATCAAAAGTGGCAGCGTTCCTAAGCTTTGAGCCAGTGACAAATCATGATATTGAGAGGTACATGTCCCAGAGGGTAGGGTTGCTCACTGCGTCTAATCTGCTGGATCAACCAATTCAGATATGCTGCGATAATCGAGTAGCTCTGGATCTGTTACTCAATGCTGGAATGTTGGTGGATAAGCAGCGTTCTACCGTTAGTAGCTTAGAGCAACTGGGACGACTGATCTACTCGCAGTTCGTGTCATCGTTAGGCCTATATTTAGATGATGACTTGAAATCGGGTCATCTCTCAAACATGTCCAGATCAATTACGAATGCTCATCTACTCGTGATCAACCATCAAGAGTTCATAGATGAGGCACATCGTCTTAGCGTGATGAAATTGATTTGCCCATATGATGAGGTGATGGTTTATCCCACTAGTAAACATGTGGATCCCGGCCTCGAAAACTTAGCTGGGCCCTTATCCGAACACTCCCTCGTCGGGAGATTCTTATTCTTAGATGTGACAACCAAGAAGAATAAGAAGGGGGAAACTACCAGTGTTACGACATTCTGTAAAACGAGTCCGGATGAATCCACTGCCATATGTCTGGATGCAAAATCGCTTTTCGGCACACAATTTGAAGTTGATGTACGACGGGTGAATAGCTCCGGATTGGGGACACTAATTGCAGGCCTGTTGACCGTCTTTCCCGAGGGATTGATTGGCCTCGGAGGAAGAGTCCTCTTAAAGGAGTCCTTCGCTCCGTACTTCATCAGGGACCTGTCCGCAAACAGGCGAATAGCTGATACCGTAATTACTGTGCAGCGTCCAACGACCCTAAAGATGCATCTGGGGGCTGGTGCTTCTTTCAACGTAAGGGGTCTTTCCATAAAGGGGGAACGGCAAGGAGTGAGCTCGCGTCCGATCCACATGTCTATGCTCCCTCCCTCATTACAGTTTGCGATCCCGATTAACTACCTCATTAATCACGGAGATTTACAAGTGGATGCCGTAGCGACACTCTGTTTAAACTTAAGCAGAGAAATCGAAAGTCGCCTCTCGGTGTTTACCCATGAGGGATCACATGTGAAAGTAACACACAGTGCTACCTATCCCGGGTGGTTTACTCTAACCTGGGCAGTTGAGGAATAGAATATGATCTTTACAATTCAACAAACAAAAGGAGCTGAGACATGATATTTGTGTATGGGGCACCGACGTGCGGAAAGAGCTTCGCGATCAATAAGTTATCCGGGGCGTCGGGGTGGAAATACCCTGTTTTCTCGACCTTGGAGGACGTGGTCGATGCGGCCCGGCTCTCCGGCTACTTCTATGAAGGTCACCTGTTACTGGATACTGATTGGTTCTTTCCATCTGTCATCAAGCAGATGATCGGTAGCAAGACAACGAGCGAGGCACGGGCCTACTGGAAGGCAACTCACGATTCGAGTATAATACAGGTTTTCGTTGATGAGTTCAGGAAACTCAAGATCGACAAATGCGTGGTATTTACCAATATGGCCGTTTGGAAACATGGCGTAGATGTCGCCCTCCGCTACACCAGAACACCAGAAGATCTCAAGATTACCCTTAGAGAACGTGATATATTGGAGGGTCGCGAACGCGAGACTCCAAGGTGGGTTGAAGGATACGTTCCATACCCCGGGTCGATCATTCTTCCCGTGGGATCATACATATATCCGAGAATTATCGAAGATCTCTCTAAGATCTCGAAGGCCTTTCCACCGCCGCTTCAGGATGAAGCGGAATCCAAGGACTCCTCGATTTCGACGACTGAGTATTTTCGATTGGACGATCCGCATCAGCTTAGAGGCTCATATGTGTCCAACAGACTGGGCAAATGTTTATCCCAAGCTTGCTCGGACTCGCTCGCCTCTACAGTCCCACCTAGCACCAAGGTGGCCGTGGAAACCACGCGGTACAGGTTATCGACGTCCCGTGACATTGGATCCTTGACATTAGATTTCACCGACACGATCCGCGCGGCGTTGAGGGACAAGGGCTCTTCTTTACTTTTTGAGATGAGTAAGGTGGACTTGCGCGGGCGCAATATCGGTAGAAATTCAGTATATCAGCTCAGTGTTAAGGTTGTCGACGGAGGTGGGCATACCTCACTCACGCTGGTAAGAACGTATCTCACCATCCCTACCAAATATGAAGCCAGGAGTCTAAGACTGGCCGAGTGTTCGGGCTGGGTCCCATACAGTTCGCCGAAGAGGGAGAGAAGATTCAAAGCGGGATCATATCCTTTCCTGACAGCAAAGAATGGGGATAGTGTTATCAGAGTTCTGAATGTACACCCGAAACTTGGGTCATCGGTACAAATCCACGGCTTCTTCCAGACAAAGGGTTCGCAGAGTAAATTTCTGGATGCCCAGGATGCATCAGAAGGATGCTTCCTCTGCTCCTACACTCTTGACCTCGATGCTAATGATGGGATGTGTAGGCCGACACGGGATGAGCTTGTCACGTGCGGAAGCGACTGGGGCATAACTGCCCAGGCGACCCTCGTAGCGATTGTAGAAGCGTCTATCAAGTTGAATCTGCCGAACTATACCCGCGTAAAACAAACAACTAACAACTAAGGAGAATCATGCGGAAAACTTTAATACTAGTCGATCCCCTTTGGTACGAGAATGAGACCTTATACAAAAACCAAAACATTCCGATAATCGAGATGATGTACGAGGCTGTTCTTCCCCCGGGTAAGTATGTCATCACTACTCTGAGAGGAGCCAAGTCAGGGGATGCCTTTTTCGTAGACCCTACTGTGGGAGAACATCCGATAACGAATCCAAAGACCAGACCTACTCTGGACTTCTCGATTATCGATTATGTTACTTTCATCAAGGCTCAGAGTCCTGATAGGATCAAAACCCCAGAGGATTTCATCGCGTACCCAAGCGGTGAGCAGAAGCTACCCCCCGAGCAGCAGCTAGCTGGCATGGCAAAGGAGGCAACCGATGAGCTCAATACTGCGATCTCTAAGAAGAAGAGCGAGGAGGAAGAAAGTCAGCCCCTCGAAGCAGGTGGGGATGAATTGACGTAAAACTCAACTAAGGAGTAGAATAAAATGATGTTCATATATGGAGCACCAACCTGTGGTAAAACTTTCGCTATCACAGAGCTGGCTACCGAGGGAAGGGAGTGGTCCTGGCCTCACTTTCAGAGCTTAGGAGAGATAGTTGGGACTGCTCGAAAGCTCGGTCTCTTCTATAGAGACCACTTACTGCTGGATACCGATTGGCTCTTCCCAACAGTCATTCGGGACTTCACAAACGTCAAAACCACACAAGACGCTTGGGAGTACTGGAGATCCAATTATGATCCGGCCATCGAGCGGAGGGTTGCGGAGGAGTTTGCTGCGCTTCGGATTGAGAAGTGTCTGGTGTTTACGAATCTAGCAATGTGGAACTATGGCGTAGACGTCTCTCTCCGCTACGCTAGAACTCCGGAAGATATCGGGCCAGCTGTACAAGCCCGTGACGCTCTGAAAGGACGCAAACGCAAGCTGCCTGACTGGGTCAAACGCTACGTACCCCCAAAGGGGTCCATAATTCTCCCAGCTGGCGTATACATCTATCCCAGAATCATCGAGGACCTCGCGAGAGTGTCACCAGCGTTCTCGAGATCCAAATCGATTCGACAAACAGAAGGAGCACTATGAAACAAATCCCGAGAAGCTGTCTGAATACAGACAACTATACACAAATCTTCCACGAAGACGAACCAAAGTTCTACTCCCCTCGTCATTTCGAGATCAGGCGTAAGTCCGATGGCGAAACTATTGTTAAAATCGACATGCAAGAAGGGCCGTTTCTCAAATCTGGCGTGAACGGGTGTTGTAACGAGGATTTAATCAATATCGTTATGGCCTGCCTCGAAGGATTCCAAGCGAGCCCATATGCTTGCCATGAGAATGCCATGGCGCTGGAAAAGCTGGAAGAGGCCTTAGTATGGTTGCATCGTCGTACAATCAAGCGTAAGGCCCGTGGTGTAGAAGGGACTCACATCATTTAAACGGTGAGTAAACTGAACAAATAACAAGCTAAACCAGAAGGAGGCTAACATGTCAATGTGGACAATCATCGCATTAGCAGTAGCTGCTATCGCGTTGGGTTTCGCCCTATACGCGACGTTTAAATCAAACGACTAAAACACTCAATAAGTGTTGATGCAAAAGCGAAGAGCTGGAGCAATGCACCTAGGTGCAGGACCGAAAG